CGACTACCTCATCTTCTTCAACGATCCGCGGACCAGGCAGGAGTACGTGAAGTGGGCACCGATGCTGCTGGAGGCCGAGGAGGCCCACGCCGGCAACCGAGAGCTGAAGCCCAACCGACTGCTGACAGCGGCGCCGCGGAAGCCGGTGGTGCGCGACCGCGGCCGGCCGATGGACCTGAACCCCGAGAAGCCCCGGCCGCCGAAGCCGCCCATCTCCGAAAAGTGGGAGGGCAAGAAGGTGCGCGTCCGCATCGGGTTCGAGACCACCAAGGGTACCGAGTTCAAGAAGGGCGAGACCCTGGTCGTGGTCAGCTACGAACGCAAACGGCTGACCCTCAAGGATCCCAATGACGAAAAACGCCGCGTCAACAGCGTCGAGAGTAGCTGGGTCGAGCTACTGGAGTAGCCCCCAAAAAGAAAGGGCCCCGTCGTAGTGACCGACGGAGCCCTTCCAGATTAACGATCCCTGCTGTTTAGGGCAGGTCGGCCGCGCCCGGGCCTTCCGCGTTGTCGACCGACTCGTCGCCGACCCTCATCGCCATGAACGTTTGCGACAGCTCCTGCTGGTTGCGCGCATTGATGGTCGTCGAGTAGCCCGTCGGCACGACGCCTTCGAACTTCGCGACCTGCGAGGGCGCGCCTTGGTTCTCTCGCTGGCGATCGATGATCGTCATCTCCAGGTACTCGAAGTCGAGCAGGTCCTGGAGGCGCGGCAGGCCGCCGTCGATGTGTGGCCCGTGGTCGAGCACCCGGTACCCGGACGCCGAGATGTTCACGACGTTCTGGGCGGTGTACGTGATCGCGGCCGGCGAGTAGCGACCGAGGATGTGAGCCTCCTCGGCGCTGTACGACAGACCGTACGACACGTTGTTGTAGATGCCAACGATGCGGACCTTGCCGCTGTTGGCGTCGTAGACGCCCAGGAGGGCTCGGGCGCCAGTGACGATGGGGGAAGTCGACATTTCGTTTGTGTCCTCTTAAGGGATGATTGTGTGAAGGGCCTTCAAGTCGCGGTTACGCGCTCTGCTGAACCTGCTCGACCTGGAAGTTGATGATGACGAAGTAGATCGAGGTCGTGAGCTTGACCGCCAGCTTGACGTTCATGACCGGGCCCTTGATCTTGATCGACACGTTCTTGTAGCCCTTGGGCGCGTCGTCGCTGGGGGCGATGAGCTTCGCGCGCAGCAGGTCTGCCGCGATCGAAGAGATCGTGGTGGAGGCGAGCGACGCCGTGACGTCGGCGAGCGACTTGCCGACGAACGCCTTCTGCATCCGCTGCGCGAGCGTCAGCGTGACGAGGTCCGCCGCGTACATCGCCTGGATGCTGTTGAAGACGAAGTTGTCGTCCGCGGTGTACGTCGTCTGGTCCGACGTGAAGAAGAACCCGCCCGCCTCGTCCCGCTGGATCGGGAGCAGGCCGGCCGTGAGGGCCTCTTCGACCAGGTCGTCGTCCTGGTCCTTCCAGTCACCGGCGGCCTGAACGGCGCCGCTGATGCTGATCCCCTTGGCGAAGATCGACTGGTAGAACGCGGCGGCCTGCATGCCGGCCGCCTTGACGGCCGCCATCCAGGGCTGGTACTGCTCCACCCCGACCGAGCCGTCCGCATCCATCACGTCCTCGAACGTGCAGGAGCAGCGCGCGGAGGCGAGGTTGGCGGCGGTCGCCTGGGAGTTGGCGAACTTGTCCCGGATCGAGAGGAACGCCAGGCGGTGCCGCTTGGCCTTCATCGTCGACACCTGGAGCACGTGCGCGCGAACGTAGGAGTGAATCCCGGCGATGGTGTAGGTGGAGCTGGGGTCGGTCAGACCGTCAGCAACGTCGGCCGTCGCGTCCCGCGAGAACAGCGGGATCACGAAGTTGGCCCGCACCAGCCGCAGCGCGGACGTCGCCGCCTGGATGGTGGCGTCCGTGGTGCCGCCCAGCGTGCCGCCCGTGAGGAAGGCGATGCCCGAGGGGGCCGGCAGGCCGGCCGCGGCCTGCGCCGCGAGCTGGACCAGCACGGAGTTCGCGTTGACCGTGTTGAAGAACGCGGACGCGTCCTGCTTGATGCGACCGGGGGCGCCACCGTTGCTGGAGGCGATGTGGAACGTGCCCTGGTCGAGCGTCTTCGGCGACTGCGACCCCAAGGTCGCCGTGCCCGGCGCCGAGGTGTAGCCCGCGAACGAGTCGATGTACGCCGCCAGATCCGACACCGTCTGGTAGTCGGAGAGCTTCAGCGACCCGATCGAGGTCCCGGAGCCGCCCGACACCGTGATGACGATGTTGGTGCCGTCGATGGTGGCCGTGCCCGTCGCGCCCTGGTAGCCGATGGCGAGGCAGACCTTGCCGCCGGCCGTGATGTCCTCGGAGAGGTTGTCGGCCTTGCGGGACGACTGCAGATCCGCGATGTACTCGGTCGCCGAGGCGATGACCAGCGGCGCGTCCGGGGCCGAGAAGAAGGTGACGGGACCGCTGGCGTCGACCTTGTAGAACATGTCGACCAGACCGCCGGCACCGGTGCCGAGATCCGCGATCTCCAGCGACTTGCCGAGGCCGTCGACGGGGTTGCCGGCGGCGACCTGGATCGTGACCTGCCCGAACGCCTCGATGTCGGGCGTCGCGGCCACGTTGATCGCGGTCTGAGCCGTCGGGGGCGTCAGCGCGTTGTGGGCGCCGCTGTAGTCCCGAACCTTGACGGCCGAGATCGAGTTCGTGCCCTGCCCCTGGACGATGTACGTCCCGGCGTTGTTCACGTGAACGGACGCCAGAACGGACGCCGTCGTGATGAAGACGATGTCCCCGGCGACCAGAGGGGTGCCGCTCCAGGCGTGATCGTAGGAGAAGGTCACTCGGTTTCCCGAGACGATCGCGAGCGAGACCTGGCCGACGACCGAGGCGATGACCTGGACCGAGGCGCCGCCCGTGGCGGTCACGCCCGTCAGCCCGTTGATGGCGGACACGATGCTGGCGGGGGTCTCCAGTGCGGAGATCGACAGCGCCTGCGCCGAGCCGCCGTTGACACGGAGCGCGGCGTTGACGGTGACGGTGGAGATCAGGGCGGAGAACGGGCCCGAGGTGGGCACCGCTTCGGCCTGCTTCTGAAGGACGGACTGCGCGATCAGGTTGCCCTTCTTGCCGAAGGAACGGTCCTGGACCGTCGCGTAGGCGCTGGCCGCCCAGTTCAGCAGCGTCCCGGACGCCTTGCCGGAGATGTTGGTCTTGACGGGGATGATGCTCGTGAACGCCCCCTTGATGTCGGGGTCGTTGGCAGCCGCGACGGCGCCGCGGTAAGCCTTGACGAGGTTGCCCGTGCCGTACTTCGCGACGAATTCGGCTTCCGAGTTGGGACCGAAGGCGTTCTGGCCCAGATCGGTCTCGGCGGTGAAGTCAGGACCCTGATCGGCCTCTCCCATGATCACGAGGACGCCGGAGGTGGCCAAGGAGCTGGGGGAGCTGACGACCTGGGGTTCGGCGTACGCGCCCGGGATGAGAATCGTCCCTGCGTCCGTTTGCGTTGACTGAGCCATTTTCTATGATCTCCGTAGGTGCTTGGTTTGCTTGAAGGTGTTTAAAGTTGTGGTTGCGCGTTAGCGCTTCGATTTGCCGCGGCGTTGACCGGACTGGCCAACGCGCAACATGGTGCGGTTGTGGTTGGCGGCGGCGAGCCCCTGGGTCGGGGGATCCATCTCTTGCTTGCGCGTGCCAGCGTGCTCGGACTGGCCAACGCGCAACATGGTGCGGTTGTGGTTGGCGCTGGTGAGCCCCTGGGTCGGGGGATCCATCTCTTGCTTGCACATGCCGGTGTGCTCGGCCTTGCGGCACATGGCGCACTTGTCGAGAGCGAAGGCCTTCTTGGGCTTCTTCGCGGCGTCGGGCTCGGAGCGTTGGAGCGGGAGGGCGCCGTGGAAGCGCTTGCTCTGCACGGGGGCGGCGGCGGGGGCCGCGGCGGCCTGGGCGGGCGCGGCGGAGGGGGGCGAGGCGGCCGGACGGCGGAAGCGCGAGAGGAGATTGTTGAGGAAGCCCACTCCACCGGCGCGCTTGTCTGCGGCGAGCTGCGCGTTGGCGCGGACGCCGCCGATGTTGGCGGGGCGCGCGGCCGTCCTGAGCGCGGCGGGGTTGCCTACCGGCTTTGCGGGGGTGGCGGCCAGACGTTGCCCGATCGAGGGCTGCGCAGCCGCGGGGGCGGGCTTGGGCGCCAGCGCGTGGCCGGCCTGAACGCCCTGGAGCTTGGCCTTCAGGTTCGGGAGGCCGCTGCCTGCCCAGGCGGCCTTCGGGGCCTGCGCCTGCACGGCGCCGAGCGAGGCCTTGGTCTCGGGGTGCATGCCGGCCTTCGGCATGGCGGCAGCCGCGGGCTTGGGGGCGGCGGGCGCCGGGGCCTTGGGGAGCGCGGCCTTGTCCTTCGTCGCGTTTGCGGCGGAGGGCGCCATCTGGCGGACGTCATTCAGCGACGCGGTGGTCGCCGGGTGCGGGACCTTGAACGCGTCGCCGCCGCCCTGGCCGACCGGCTGCTTGCCGGGGATCCCGGAGGGGGCCGGGCGCGGATCGGCGCTCGGCATGGCGGCCGTGTGCTTCTTGAGCTTGCCCGAGCGGGGGATCTTGAACTTCTTGCCGGCCTTCGGCTCCGCCTTCGCATTCGGGATCACTCCCGAGGCCGCGCGGTTGCCGTTGCCGGCACGGGGGGCCGTCTTCGGGGCGTTGGTGATCTTGCCGCCACCGAACGTGGGGTTGGTGGCGATGGACTTGTAGCCCTTCATCTCGCCGTTGACCTCGCTGACCGACGCCTTGCGGAGGGTGCTCATGCACACGCACTTCGCCGGCAGCTGGGCGCAGAGAAGGCAGAGGTCGCCCTTCGCCAGAGCCGTACGACCGACCTCGCGCTCGCGGAGCTTGCGAAGCTCGGAGCCGTAGGTGTCGATCTTCTCCTGCAGCAGGTTCGCAAGCTCTTGCCGAACTTCCGCTGGGGTGTACTCGCTCTTGGTCAGTTTGCGCATTTAAGCTCGCGTCCCATTCAAGGGTTGAGGGGTTGCAGATAGATGATTGGGATCCAGGCCGCGGCAAAACTCTGAACTACGCGGCAAAACAATGAACTTACTGCTCGACCACGAAACCTTCCGCCGGATCCCCTTCCGTGTTGACCGGGTCGGCGTCGTCGTCGACGAACACAAGCGATTGGTTGATGCTCTCGATCGTCTCGACGAACTTCTTCGGCCAAATCTGGCGCACGTACCCAACGACGTTGATGCTCCGCTTGAACACGATCTCGGGCAGGAATTGCTGTTCGATCGTGAAGGGGCCCGAGGAAATCACGGTCCGCTCGATGCCGCGGCCT